TAGCCGCCCCAACCAATCGCGGCATCGCCTCGACCAGCAATACCAAGATTAGCGTTCTGCGCCATATTGACTGAATTGGTAACGTCGGGTGTGATCTTGTTGCCATTCAGATAGAAACTAGCGGTGGTTCCGCTGCGAACTACCGCATAATGCTGCCAAGTGCCTGATGGTGGCGTGGTCGTCCAATTACCAACCGCGCCGCCATTAAGGTTCCATGTCCAAGTGCCTGCCCCGGACCAATAGAGTGAGGTTTCAGAAAGGCTACATGCGGCACATGCGCCAGCCGCAGCCGCGCCTGTATTGAGGTTTCCCCACCATTCATAAGTAATATCGCCGGTTCCAAGAGTTAGCGCGGCAGGATGATTAACAAGCATGTCAGCCGCAGCCGCATTGCCATTGACTATTGCGTAGCCGCCAAATTTCGATTGTGCCGCAGAAAGCGAAACTGCCGCCCCGGTCAGGGTTCCTGGGCTGGTGCCAACACTGCCAGGAGTGCTGGTATCATTGGTTGTCTGATCGAAATGCCAGAGTGCCCTGACGTTGGCATCACTGCCACCGTTATCTGTATTGGCCGTGCAGATCGTCGCAGGCTGCGTGGTCGGATGCGAAATGACCAACAGGCCCGAGCCGCCAGTGCCGCCCAAGCCAGCATCAGCAGAAGTCGTCGTGCCTGCACCACCCCCGCCACTTCCTGAATTTGGCGCGGCATTGCCACCAGTTATTGCACCGGATTGACCAGCAATCCCGCCGCCGCATGGTGCGGTTCCAACAAATATTCCGGTTGCCTGACTGCGCCCACCGGCACCACCACCAGCAACACATCCTCCTGCGGGGACGCCAAAGATCGCTGGATTTATAAGATAACCAGAACCGCCGTAGCCACTCTGACCGGCGGCTGCACTAGAAGCATTGCCAGGGGTTCCCACTCCTGTTGCGCCGCCGCCGCCGCCGCCGCCCCAACAAGCAGTCCCGCCAATGCCGCCAGAATTACCTTGACCAGCAATGCCAGGAATGACGGTAGAAGAACTATATGTGTTGCCTCCGCTAGAGGCGCCGCGACCCTGCAAACCTGAAGTGGCCTGTCCAGCACCACCCCCACCACCGAATGCCGTTGCTATACTGTCAAAGAGTGAAGGCTGACCGGGATTGCCGGGGGCAGTTGTTGACGTAACACCAGTACCACCAGCCCCAATCGTGACTTGATAGGTCTGATTGGCATTGAGTTGAACAATGCCAGACCTGACACCGCCTGCACCGCCGCCGCCGCCTGCACAATTAAGCGATCCGGCACTGCCGCCGCCGCCGCCTACCAGTACATAATTGACTTGTAGACTTTGCGGGCAAGTGATCGAACCGCTAGATGCAAACGTGTAGGTCGTGTTGGTCCCGGCTCGCCCGATGGCAGGCGTGGCCGTGCCAGTCGTTGAGCAAAGAGCCGTGACGCCTGCGACTTGGCCGGTCGTGCTATCTTGCACGACAACGATCCCCGAGCCGCCTGCGCCGCTTTGCGTGGTCGTGTTGCCGCCGCCGCCGCCACTACCTGTGTTGGGCTGTCCTGCCGTTGCCGGAAAGGTAGCCGCACCCGAAGCGCCCGTGCCTGCCGTACTGCACCCGCCGGGGCCTTGTGCGCCGCTGCTATCGGTGCGGCCCGCGCCGCCGCCGCCACAACCATATTGAACCGAGAAGCCAGTGATTGAACTAACAAACCCAGCACCGCCGAGGGCGCCATTGGCCGTTGTTGCTGCACTGCCTGCCGTAGTCGCACCACCGCCGCCGCCGCCGCCGGTCGTGCCTGTGCCGCCGCCTGCCGTGCCGCGCCCGGTGCCGCCTGCGCAATTTGCACCAGCAATGGAAGTGCCGCCGGTTCCCGTACCGTTGCCCGCGCCGCCGCCCGAGCCACCAGAACCAACACCGCCGACGTTGCCATCGCGGGCGCCCGCGCCGCCGCCCTTGGCGGTACAGGTTCCTATCGTGCTATCGCCGCCATTATTGCCAATGACAGCCGCCGTACCGACAGGCGCACCGCCCGCGCCAACCGTGATGGTCGTTGCGCCCGAGGGCAGCGAATAGCCGTTAAAGGTGACAACCTCGCCCGCACCGCCGCCGCCAGCATAGGTCGCGCCGCCCGAGCCGCCACCAGCAACCACCAGCAAGTTGACCGTGCGCCCCGATGGGCACGTCAAGGTGCCGGATGACGTGAATACATAGGTGAGCGTTCCGCCAACCGTGCTGATCGAATTGTTGCCGCTGACCGTGCAGTTGTTCGCGCCAGGCGGGCTGACCGTAATGCCCGGCCCCGGCCACGGCAGACTGATCTGTGCATGGCTATGCGAGAGCATCGCAAGGCCAACACAAGCCGCGAAGAACGCGCCAACGATTTTCTTCATCGAGCAACCCGCCAGTTGAGAGTGATCGCGCCGGGAGTGATCGAGGCACTGGTATTATTGCAGACCTTGAAATTTACCGCGCCCGCTGTCGGATAGGGGATGATGGTCAGCATGCCGGTTGCTAACGGCTGATAACCCACAACGCCGGTCGGATCGCCATTGAACCCTGCCGTGATCACGTCGGTCCCCAGCACGTTTGCCACATTGCCGAATGTTGCCGTTCCGGTGACTGCCGTTGCGCATGTTGCCGAGCCGATTGCGCCGGTTCCAAGCGCCGCTGTTCCTGATGCGATGATCAATGCCAACGATCCGCCACCTGATGGTGATGGCAACACCAAGGTGCCGCCTGCGGCATTGGGCGCAGTGATTGTGATGGTTCCAGAGGTCGCGCCAGCAAGCGTCAGTATTCCGGCTTGTGTGCCCGGCTGTCCGAGCGCCAGGGTATTGGTTCCAGCGTTCCAAGTCATATTGGCGCTGGCACCGAATGCCCCGGAGTTGTTGTATTGAACGCCCGCAAACGGAAGCGATGGGTTTGCGCCCGGCCCACTGGTTGAAACGCATTGGAATGAATGCGGATAGTTGGTCGAACCTGGCCCGCTATAAGTGAGCGCATTGCCGGTCGTGCAGATCGGGAGCGTATTGCCGGTTGGTACTGCCGGATTGGCCGTGACGTTGGCCATCACACTATCGGCGGCAATCGGCGGGATCACCGCCTGGCCAACGACTTTCCACGTGCCGTCGCCCGCCCAATAGGCATTAGCGTTGGCACCGATGCCACCGTTGAAGTTGGTAATTTGCAGATTGCCGGTGACGCCACCTTGACCGGCAACACTCAAATTGATTGGCGGAATGTCCTGACCCACCAGCAAGCGCAAAGATGCGATGCCCGATGCTGCCGATGGTGTGGCACAGAACAGGTTTGGCGATGCCGCACCCGCGCAAAGTTGCGTAATCGAGAGTTGCGCGCCGAGCGTGGCGAACGGGATCGAGATAGCCGGGCCTGGTGTGCCTAGCCTTCCGAGTACCGTATTGGGGTCCATGGTTGGCGGGACTTGAGCGAATGCTGGGGTCGCCACCAGCATCAGTGTAGCGAGTATCAGCTTTCGCATGTTGCTCTCCTAGTCATTGACTTAATGGCATAGCCATAGTCGGTGGCGGTCGCTGTTGCACTTCCTGTTGCGCTCTCCGCGCGGCGGCGGCCTCGCCACTTTCCTGCATCTTGTCCATAAGTTGAAGGCCGCCCTTGGCAGTCGCGATCATGTTCCAATAGGTGCGGTCGATCATTTGACGCTTTTGATCTGCGGTGAAGTTGGGATAGTCGTATATGTCCCGAACGAATTTAGCCTGCTTGTTTAGAGCATCCGAGAAGCCTTGCAGCACACCAGGAGCGCCAGCCATCATCTGCGGACCACCAGCCCGCATGATGTTTTGCGCTCCCTCTAGGCGACCAGCCTTTGCCTGTTCCATCATGGCGCCAAACAAAGCTGTATTGCGTTGCTGCGCATCATAAAAATCTTGGATCGCTTGGGCGCTGCCCGAGGGATTGCGCAGAACAAACGCTTTGATGAAAGGAACATCAGCCAATGTGTCATTCGGTCTGACCGGATTGGGCAACTGACCGGCCTTGCGCAAGGCAAGATCAAGGCCTTGCAAGGCATACATGCCAAGCCCGCCACTCCACTCGCGGACGTAGTTTTCGATCAGGATTGGCGACGATATGGCATGCGTGATGCCATGAAACATACTGCTAGAATTGAGGTTCATTTTCTCAATCGGCCCGACTGATCCAATGACCTGGCCGATTTTCTTGGCAAGCTGTGTGGTGTAAGGTGTGGCCTCGTATTGCGGCAGGCCGCCAGATTGTTTTTCAACCCAGTGCGGGATTAGCGTGCGATCAGTAAAGCTTGAGCGGTTCGTCCATTGCTCCATGACCGGCAAGGCAAACGTCGGGATCACGCCTGGCAGCAATCCAGCAACCATCGCATCCGTAAAGCCCTCGAAAGCCCGCTTGTCATTAAGCACGTAGTATCTGAATAAATCCGCCGCGCCGCTGCCGAAGATGATGCCCGGCTCGAACGGCTTGGGAATACGAAAGACCGTGCCATTGTTGACCTGATATTGTCCATTGCGCATGCGCAACAGATGCGGGTCGCGCTGTTCCGGCGTCAGCTTGGCGGCGTCAGCCTCGCTGATGTTCACCCACCTGTCAGTTGCAATCAGCCAAAAATAATTTCTTGCCCAGGCCGGGGCGTTCTGAATGCGCGGGTCGTCTTTCTGTGCCCATTCCAGATAGATCGAGGGCAGGCTAAGACCGGCGGCAATCTTCAACATTGTGCTGCCGGGATGAGCGATTAACTGCCTGATCATGCGATCAGTGCCTTGCACCTGGGCATTCCAAAACGCCGTGATCATGTTCATGGCGCGGGTCTTTGCGCCGATGCGCGCAAAGTCGAGCGTGATTTCCCGGCTCTCGTAACCGGCCCGCATCATTTCTTGCGGCGAGGCATGCTCAAGATCATAGCCAAGCTGGCGCGCGTATTCGGCCACGCGCGTTGCATTCTCCAACAATTCCGATGCCAGCCGCAGCTTGCGAAAACCGCTGCGCACCACATTCCAATCTTGGAATATCCCTGCCTGACCATGCAGCTTGGCTAGATCGTCCTGCAAAAAGTTGCGGTCGAGGCTGACCATGGCAGCGTTGGCGCCGCCGCTGGCAATCCAGCGATGATAGTATTCATCCTTGGCCAGAACACTCTTGAGGCCCGACAACGTATCGAGTGGATGAAAGATGCCCTTCGATGTGTTGATGAATGCCGTCATCAAGTCGCGAGTGATATTGCGCGCCATGAAGTCGGGCGTGAGCACCGCGCCAGCGCGCAAGGCTCTGGCTGGCGCTCCCATTATCTTGATCACCAGCGGCATGTTCTGTTCATCAAGCTGGCGGAAAGCTTGCACAAGCAATGGGTCTTGCACGCGAATGCTTTGCTTGACGCCATTTTTGTAAGCAGACAGCACATCGCCATCTGGCGACTTTGTTAGCTCGCTGATGAAATTACTAAGGGCCTCCGGCTTTTCGATATTGTGTTCATTGCGCAGGAAGTCGGCCAATTCTTTCAACTGTGCCGCCTTGCCCTCTGCCGCCGGTTTGATGATGGTGCCAATACCTTGCGCCTTCAGCGCGTCGATCACGGCTATGCCAGCGGCATTGCGATGGGCAATGGTGACATAAAGGTAGGTGTTCTTGATGATGCTTTCTAACGGATCGACAATATCGCGTTTCGAGCCCTTCAACATTTTGATTGGATTGCCAGGCCCGAGCGACTTGCCCATGCCTTTGGCCAGCATGCGATCATCTTGAAATAACCGATAGAACGGAATGTAAGCTTTGTTCCCCTCAAGCATGCCCTGATAAGCTTCATCCGTCAGCATGCCGCTATCTTTGAGATACTTCAGAATGCGGTTTTGGAAGCTGGTCAGGTCTTGCGCAACCTTGTCATATTTGGCCGTGCCAGCGCTGACGACCTGGCGAGCGTCCTCTAATTCCTGCGCACTTAGTCCCGACTGACGACCTGACAATTCAATTTCGAGCGCCCGCTTGGACGTGATGTATTCCCGAAAATGCTGAATGTCGTTTTTGACTGGCTTCAGAATGTCCCGAAGTGATGCGCCAGTGCGAAGCTTGCTGAAAAAGTCGCGCGTGCCGTATTCTAGAAAATCCGAGGCGATGGCAACTGAGCCGCGCGTCAGCCGCGCCAGCACATAGGCTGCGTCATCGAGCGAGTGGATGCGCCAAAAGCCATCCACCATCTGTTGATACCAGCCTTGGAACGATGACCATTCCGCCCACTTACTAGGGCCGCGCTCTCCCACGCTGATGCGCTTGGCAATAGCGGCCTGCGCTTCCTCTAATGTTCTGGCCGGTGGCGGCGTAGGAGGCGGCGTAGGCGGGCCAGGCGGCGGCGCTGGTGGCTTGGGCGGTTCTGGCGGCTTAGGTGGCGGGACTTCGCCAGCGGGCGCACCAGCGGGCTTCTCTACGGGCTTGCCTTCGCGTTTGGCGGCTTCTTCGGCCTCGCGCGCGCGGGCGCGGGCGATCACGCCATCAATCAGGGTATTCTGTTCTGGCGTTGGCCCCTTGGCTCCCAGCGCCTCGACCGGCTTTTTGGGGATCGGCGGCGGTAGCTTCACTTCCTCTGGCTTGGGCGGCCCGGTGATTTCAGCTTGCGCGGCTTGCTTGGCACCAAGCTTTGCGGCTTCGGCGGCGCCGGTCGCCAAGTCTCGGCGCTGGTCGGCCAACGCACGCGGCAAAAAGAATTCTTCCTCTGGCCGCCGTGAATACTGCTGCACATCGCGGCCCATGTTGGAAACACGATGGCTTTCAACTTCGGCATTGGGCACATCAACAAATGTAACCTTTGGCCTAATACCGTTGTGTTTCAGATGGTCGATGTACCAATTCAGGTTTTCAGCATCAGCCGAGAACCAACGCCCGCTGGCTTCTAACATGCTTTTGTAGGCTGGGCTTTCCTTGATCCATTGCGGCACACGGTTTGCGTCGGCGGCTTCAAGCGGCTCCGCGCGGTAGAGCCGCGTGTGATCCGGCGGGATCGGCGGCCCGGCCCGCTCAAGCGGCGGCCTGGTATCCGGCGGCGTTACTGGCGGCTTTAGATCAGCGGACGTGCGCCTGACTGGCGGCTGTTCCGGTTGCTGGTGGATTTCCGTTATGTCGTTGCCAGGATGCATGCCGCGATAGGCGTCGTGGCCGTAGATGTTTTCCTTTTGCCATAGCTCAAGCGGTTGCAATCCAACCTTGGGCGTGCGCTCGACTGGCACATTTTTAGCTAATGGGGAAATTCCCCATAAGTTGCCCTGCTTGGTGGCGAGCGACACCGTGCCATCGCCATGGTCGATAATCCGCCACTCGCCTTCCGCTGGCGGCGCCAGGCGTTGCATGTTCTCTTTGGTCAGGTAGTAGCTTTGCTCGCTGCGCGGCTGCGGGCCAAAGTCGTTTTCATGACCAGGCTCTTGCCGAATAGCCTTGTTGCGCGACGTGGTGCCGTCGTCGTGTACCTCGTATTCCGAGCCTTTGGCCGTTTTGAATAGATGGGTTGGCCTGGCCGGACGTGCGGGCGGCGGTTCCGGCGGCTTGGCAATGTTGTCGCGATAGGAAACGACTTGCGGGCGATCAAACATATCGCGCAGTAGTCTTAGGTTCTCGCCGTTGGGACCAAAGTCACCCTGAATACGATCATCCCAATGGATCACGATGCCATCGTGCCCCTTGCTTTGAACCAACTGCCGCAGCCTGTTGGTCAATTCCTCAAGCTTGGCCTTGCCGACACCGAACGGGTTGGGAAATTCCCAGCCAGCTTCCTTGGTCAATGCGCGCCAGGCTTCGCCATCGTTGATGACTAGTGGGTTTTGAACAGCGTCAGCCAGGTGCGCCTTTTCGACATTTGGCCCGAATTCGCGCGCGTGGCTTTCGTCAAATGCGAAATACTTGCCAGGCCCCGCAACAGGAACCGCGTCACCATCCGGGTTATAGGCGCTTGAGCGAGCCTCGCGGCCTGATCCGTGGAATAATTCGGTTTCCCCTGCCATGCCTGGCACAGGGCTTGGTCTAGGAATAGGGACATGCGGTTCCTCTACATAGGGCAAAACACCTTTATCGGCGGCCAGCGTTCGTTGCGCAACAACCGGGTCACGTTGCGCATCGGTCGCAACCTCCGCAGGATGACGGCCTTGATCACTCCAAGTCTTGACCAGCTTTTCCTTGACGTAATCGACCGCTGGCGCATCCCCGGTGATGACCGTGGTTGACTTGTTCACGCTGTCGGTAGTCGGCAGACCGCCAACGGGTTCTTCGGTGATCGCCCCAGTATTCAAATCACGGCCAAGCCGCGCTACTTTCTGACCGCTTTGCACGTCCAATGAAGTTGTCTTGTCGGTCGGCCCGACAAGCGCATCGGTGATCGGCCCGGCGGCCCGGCGTTCTTGAGCCGCAGCCTTGACTGCATCCGATACGGTTTCGCTGGCAGTCTTGGCGCGGAAAGATGGCTTGGGCATTACGCCAGTCAGCGAACCGGGCGGCCCGAATTCACCGCTCATGGCCGCTTCGGCCAAGTCGCTAATGCCCTTGGCGGTGTCGCCCGGCTTGATTGGAACGCCCAAGGCATTCAGCGTTCGCTCGCCCATCACGCCCATGGCGCCGATAGCACCGCCGATGGCGCGCGGCACCGACAAGATCGCGCGCGCTGCCGCTTCATCCTCTGGCGCCAATGGAAATGTCGGCAAGTGATGTTCTGCCGCCCAGCTAGGATCAGGCACCTTGCCGGGCGTGGCGACTATTCCGTACTTTTGAAGTTGCTGGTTGGTTTCTTCACTCCAACCCAGCCGCGCATCGCCAAAATATTCATGAAATGCTTTCGCGTCACTGAGGATACCCTGATCGTGCAGCATGTAATCGCGCCGCTCGTCCGCGCGATCCGAAAGATACTTTTGAAATCTGTCCCATAAATTGCCGCGCCCTTCCGGCGTTTGCAGCGCCGTACTGCCTTCAGGCACGCTGGCCGTCATCTGTTGTTCATCTTGGCGGGTCTGATTGCCAGCTTGCAAGCGTTGCTCGTAGGCTTGTGGCGTGGACGACGGCATGATCGGGCCACGTCCCCAATAGGCGTCAATTTGTTCCTGCGTGGCCCCAGCCGCGCGCCATATCGAATTCTTGCGCTGGACTTCGGCGTTGATTTGATCCTCTGTCGCGCCCGCGTTGCGCCATTCGGTGATCTTGTCCATATCACCCTCGCGGCGCGATCAGTCCGAACGTCGGATTTATGTTAGGGCCAGGCCCGGTTATCACACCAGCACCTTCCGGCTCCGGTCCCTGGCTTCTGCCTTCCGTGCGCCAATCGAAATGCTGCAAGCTTTCGCCAGGGCGCAGTCGCGGTTGTTGCGGCGAAAGTGGTGGCTGTGGTGGGGTTGGCACTATTGGTTCTACCGGCGGCGGCAACTTGGCGCCGGTTATTGACGTACCAGGCGGCGCTGGCGCTGGCGGCGGCGGCGGCGGCGGCACTTTCAATGGGCCAGGCGGCTGGCCGGTAGCCGCAAAGCTGTTGGCGTAATCGGTTATGCTTTCCGAAATGTCCTTTTTGTAAGGCTCGATGAATTTAGGATTGCCAAGAAAATCATCTGGCTTATTGGGATCGAACAAGTCGAACGGGTTGCGTTTGGCATCCCGATATTGCTGAATTCGCTGGTTCACCATCCATTCAAATTCATACATTTGTTCCTTGCCGCTCTTGTCGAGCGTGCCTTGTATCGGGTTGGACTTGTCGATCTGCGGTGCAATCGCGTCAAAGAACCGCTTCTTGGCGGCATTCATGCGGTCGCCATCTACCTGGCGCAATTCCTCGAATGTCTTGAGCGCATAGTTGTGATCGGCTGTGCTGGTCTTGCCCTCGTTGAAAGCATCCCAAATTTGCTGCTCATCGGTGATCGTGCCATCACGAATGCCCTTAGTAATGTCGGTCAGATTACGGTGTGAAATTTCCGCCCTAGTTTCCGGCTTGTTAGATCGGTTCAACAGAATATCGGCCTGTTTCATCAGACCGTCGATCAGCTTGCGATTGGCTGGCAAGTCTGCGGTAGGCCTCGCCGCCAATGCCTCAATGCGGTTGTAGAAATTTTCCGGCATGTGATAGCTGTCGGTTTCCGACTTGGGCCGCATTTCTTTTTTGATCTGATCGTAGTCGGTGTTGAAATCCTGTTGATACTTGGCTTGCTGTTCCTTTTCTGCCCATTGTGCCGTTTTGTGATCAAAGCTTTGGACGGTGCGGCCAAATGTTTCCATCTGTTCCGAAGTCTTTTCGTCCATGTGCTGGCCGTAGTTGGGCTTTGAGCCATCCGGCCGCGTGAAATTGGGATCGAGCCACTTGGGAAATTCGCCATTGTTCTGCTTCATGTAGCCATAGACGAATGCTCGCGTGACTTGGCCATCGGCCTTTTTCCAATCCTTGTCATTGATCTTGCCTGGCCCCATGGCGCCAACGGTTTTGTGCATGTCGTCCAGGGTCGAATGTAGATTTTCTTCGGTGCCGTCGAAGTGACCGCGCATTGCAAAACTGTTGACGCTCTCCTGCACCTTGGCCGGGAAGGCATTGGCGGCACCGCGCGCACCATCAGCCGCCGTCTTACGCGCCATCTTCTCGGTGTATTCATCGACACGTTTTCGTGCCCATTCCTGGCCTTCCGGCGTAAAAAATTGCTGCTTGAAATTCTGCATTGCGGGCAGAACGCTGTTCTGTAGGAACGCATGCCCGTTGCTTTCATTGGCCGGATCGGCAGCGTGCGTGTTGTGCCATTCCCGGTCGAGCGCCAATGTCGTATTGGCCCAGGCGGGCGCCGCATTGTTTAGCTCGCGATGAACCTCATACTGCCGCCCGGCCTCCAAGGCTTCAGTTAGTGCCCCAGCCAGCCCCCTGCCTTCGACTTGCTTGGCTTCCGCCGCTTGCTCATAGGCGTAGCTGACACGGCGCGCGGCCATGGCAGTGGCTTCAATGCCGGTTTCGGTCGGCGCCAGGCCCAGGTCGGGCGCTTCAAATTCGGTTACGCGCGGCATTATAAGAACCCGGCAATGACCGCCGCCCCTTTGATCAAGGCGTCAAATCCCAAGCCTTTGGCGGCGGTGCGATCCGCCTTGGCGGCGGTTTCCGCCGCCGATTGCATCAGCCGATAGCTCGCGGCCTGTTCCTCGTAACCTTTCTCTTGAATAAGCCCTTGCTGGCCGAGCACCGAGCGTGTCAGCGCCGATTGCTCCACGCTGTCACGCATAATGTCCAAGCCCGAGCCGGACATTTGGAACCCGTTGGCGGCAATGTCGGCGCCTTGCTGGCCGATGGTCAGGCCTTCCTTGCGCTGTTCCTGCCAGACTTTGATCGCCGTGCTTTCCTTGGTGTATTCAGCATTCAAGTCGGCCAAGCCTGCGGCCAGGCCATATTCCTGGGCTTCGGTTTCGGCGCCCTGCGCCTTCAGCTTCATGGCGTCGGCGTTGAACATATCGCTGACGATGCCACCAATGCCGGTGACGGCGCCCGCGCTAAACCCACCACCAAACCCGAAGAAGCCACCACCAGCACCGCCAATATCGAAGATCGTAGGCATGGGGATGCCCTCTAAATGTCCTGTGTGTGGATGAAAGCCCCTGCGGTCTGGATCGTGGCCGGTCGTGGCCGCGTGACACGCCAGGCCAGCATACCATCAAAAGTGTCATCGTCTTGTAGTGGCGCGCGCCAGATACCGGAAAATGTCTGATTGAGTAGCAGCGGCGGCCCGCCAGGGTCGTTGGGGTCTTGGCTGAATAGCACCGGGTCAAGCTTGTCGAAGCGCGTGCCTATCGAAAGCCCGGCGGTCTGATTGACAAAGATCGCATAGACCTGATTGCGGCGCATCTTGCCGAACGCCGGGCCATTGCGGGCACCAGTTTCCGCTGGCGCATTGGGCCGCACGACCTGGCCATCGCTGGTGTAGGTCATCCCGACAATGACCTGAGTGGCGGCCATGGCGGAAGTCGCCAAGGCTGACGTGAATAAGCCATTGCCTGGCCCACCATTCACGCCATCGCCATAGGGCACCTGAATACTGCCATTGGTCACCAGAAAGTCGCTGATGATTTGGCGACCGCCGGTATCGAGTTGCTGACCAACATCAAGCCCCGAGACGGTGCATTGCACGGTCTGTCCGTTCAAATGCCATAGACCGTTGAATTGCGCCCCGCCCATGGGGAAACCAGCGCCTACCGGGATCGCGGTCATCGTCGTTGGCTGTACGCCAGCATCAAGAAACCAGCCATTTGCCGGATCGTCAGTTTCCTTGAATTGCTTGGTCAGCAATTCGACAAAGCGCGTGTTGCTGGTCGTGTCATTGGTAACCATGGTCAGGGCATCGAGCGTGCCAGTCTCATTGGCGCCAGTGCAGATGAATTCAATCTGACGCCCAGTCCCTAGCGTGTGCGCGTGCCAAGCATTCCTTTCTGCATCCATGGACGTGCTCAAAGTGCGGCGAGCATAGCAATCACCAACCAGCGAGCCGTCACCCATCCTTAACCAAATGGTCGAGACTAGCTCTTGCTGGTAGCAAATTTCCCGAATGAATTTGCTGGTCAGATGCTTGGAATTTTGCGCCAGATCATGAGCACTGAAACGCCCGCTAAACACGTCGGCAAAATATTCGAGAACGCTTCGCCCCAAAACTTGCGTCACAACCAAGGTCAATTCCGTGCGCGCAGGCAGGATATTGGCCATGTTGTACTTGGTATAGCGGTGCGCTTGGATCGTGGTTGGGCTTAGTGGAAGGTTTGTGCTTGTTGCTTGCACCAGCCATTCGCCTGCTTGAGTACCGCCAACAATGCCAAGTTGGTCGGGTTCAAGCCAAAAAATTGGGTTCGCGTCGGGAGAGTTGAACACATAGGAAATCCCCCTATCCCCTGGAACAGACCCATCAACTTGGGTGGGGGCAAAATTAAAAATGTCGTTACTGACTGAGCTATCAATCCGGTTGGCGTAGACGCCCGAGAGCCATAGTCGGCCTTCATGGTATGTCCCGCAAGTTGGCCAGCCGGTCGTGTTGGAGTAAAGTCCCATACGCCAGACACGGATTGGCGTGGTGTAGAGAAGCTTGTTGCCGAGAATTTGCACTTGCACGGCATTGCCCGCGCCGCTGGCAACCGGATTGAAAAACTGGCATTCGGCAACGCCAATGGTGTGCGAGCTATAAGCAATGAAGCCCGGCGCATTGATCAAGATGGTGGAAATTATTTCAACCCAAACATAGGCCCATGCCGTCGTCTGATCGTTGGATGCAATCGTTACAGGTGAATTGGGCGTTGCCAGTGTGCCGCTGGTTCCAAGCAATGTGCCGTCAGCCGAATTGGCAGGGGCGGTCGCCTTGCCACGTAGATTGACGGTGACTTGGGTTGGCTGGCTGGTAATGATCCCGCCGCCCTGACCGTTGGAAAACAGGGCAACCCCGAGAGCGAGCGGCTGATCGGATGGATTGAAAACCGTAACCGCCGAGACTTGCTGCCCGCCGGGATAGTTCTTGCCGACATATTGGGTATTGAAAGCACCGCCGGTATTGAAGGTCGCGCTTTGCGCCGCTGGCTGATTGGTGTTGCCATCGAATGCCGCCGCCAGGCCACCACTCTGCGTGAGTGTGCCGATAGCCGTTCCGGTCGCCGGATTGACCAGATTGGCAAGCAGGCTGATGCGGCCCCACGTCCAAATCGCGCCCGCCGGATCGACTGACCATTTGGTGGTGTCGGTGCCAGGCGCAACGCCGGTATTGGCGGCCAAAGCTTTCCAATAGCTGTAACCGCCGTTGACGCCCGAGGGATAGGAAACCTCGTTGCCGATGGCATAGGGCGTCGTGTTGTTCCAAATCGGCGGCTCCGAATAGAACCGCATCAGGCGCCCAAGATCGGTGCCCTGAAACCCGTTTGGCCCGATGGCAACACCAGTGCTGACGGGTTGCCAAAACGCTGCATTGGGCGGGGTGTTGCCAAGGTTTGGGCTTTGCAGCGATTGGTAATTGATCGAGGCATTGCTGACAAAATCCCCAACCTGATAGGCAACCGTACTGTCAAAGGCCGGGAATGTGATGGTCATATTCACCAGGCCGGATAGGCCCGATGGCGTGATGGTGGCGCCGCCCTTCACTGGATCGAGATAGGGACCGTCGCGAAACACCGCAGGCTGAAGCGAAAACGTCGCGAACGTGCCAGGTGTCGGCTGATTGACGACTTGCAGCACATAGGGCGGGAAATTGGCATGCAAGAACACCGAGCCTGACGCTGGCATGGCGGCAGTCGGAATTTCACTCTGCACCGCGCGCAAGGTAGCCCACGACTGACTGGCATAGACCGTTTGAATTTCCAGCACGCGCGAGGCATTGCCGCTGGCAAACGCCGCCCCGACTGATGCGCCATTGATCGAGGCCAGCGTGACGCCATCAGCCAGGCTGAATGTCGTGGGCGAAAGCACCGTGATTTGAAACGGGCGGTTTTGTAATTGCTCCGCGCCAGTAATGTTCAAATAGACTTGGTTATTGTTGGCCCAACCATGCGGCGCGCTAGTCGTGACGACTGCCGGGGTAGCGGTCGAAATGCCGGTGATGGTCACATTGTCGTTGGTCGTAACTAGGCGCGGCCCTTGGCGGAAGCGCAAGAACCCATCCGTGAATTCCATGCTGTAAGGCAGTGCGCGCCGGAATTGGAACGGCAGCACGCGGCCTGGCGAACCCATGCGCGTGGGCTGGCAAAACATGCTACCGGGCCGCCGTGTCCACGCCCCTTGCTCAAGCGGGAGCGCGTTGCGGCAACGGTTCATCCATGTGCGGTATTTCTCGTTCGACACCCAACCTTGAGTGGTTTGCGAGACTTCGCCACCTAGAAAATTGTCGTGGACATACGAGGCATCACCCATGGGGGTCAGCCTCGCGCAGCAAGCCAGTCGTCAACCGGCGGCTCGACCGGCCCGGTTTCGATCCCGTTGACGATCCCCGCCTCGCCCTGAAACTTCTCGAATTTCTGCGCAATCATCTTGGTCTTGTCGGCGGATTGCGTCAGCGGCTCGACCGCTTCAAGCGCCATGCGCAATGCCAAGCCTTCAATGAACATGGGGTCCATGCCGCGCACGTCGGCATAATCCGCGACAAAACGATAGGTGATCGGATCGAATTGCATCGAGCAAATCATGTTGTTTTCATACGTCCAATCCCCATAGGCCAGGCCCCAAAAAGCGCCCAGGTAGCTGGTTGATCCAGCCTTGGGGTCTTGCGGCGCCTCGCGCAGATAATTGGCCGGGAACAAATAGGCGTTCTTGGTCTGGCTTTGCGTCGATGGCCCCACGCCAATCGGATAGGTCGTCACGAACGGGGTTAGCTGGCAGTTGACTTGCAGCCATTTGTCCGAGCCGGTGCCGCTGGTCGCCTGGTTGAAGTCACTGGCCCAGGCCGCCAGGCGCCCGGTGTTAAGCCAATTCGTGCCAATGTCCGCGACCGGATTATGGTTGATGTTGCCGTTGATCTGCGAGGTGTAGATGAACCCATCTGAGCCGCGCACGGCTTGGCCAAGCGTATAAGTCAAGCCGGAATTCCACGGTACTGCGCTGGTCAAGTCAGGTTGCTGACCCCGATTAAGATTGATCAAGCTGATGTAGAGCACTTGCGGCGGCTGCGGTGTCGGCGGCACCGTGACCGGCACCAGCCCCGGCCAGATTACGATCTGGTTTTTTTGGTAAAGCGTAGTCGCATCCCAAGTTGTCGCCGTTGCCGGATTGTCAGTGTTAGTGTTGGCGAGTGACTTATAAACCTTATAGGTGCCGTCGCCGGGTGCGATGTAGACCAACTCGCCGGGGAAATAGGCTTGCTTGGGCGTAGCGTTCCAGTTGAACACGCATACTGGCCCGAAATAGAAATCCCAGGCCAGCGCGACACCAGGCTCTTGATTAAGGTTATCAGGGACATTGCTTGTCCACATGATGCCAAAAATGTCGGTCACCACGCTGCCGATGAAGTAAGTCGTCGTTGGTGACCACAAGCTGGGCGAAATCAGCATCATATCGGGCGTTACCGCCCGCAGTAGCGCGCGCTTGGTGGCGAAGCGCCAGACCCGGCGGCGCAATTCCGAGCGCCGAATGTTGTCGTAAAGCCTGGCGATCAGCCGGGCTTTTTTGGATGGCTCAAGAAAGCCCTGCGGCCCTAGCGGGTCTTGCCCGCAATGATCGAGCGCCCGGTTGGCTATGTCGATGGCAGTGCGGAATTGCGTCATGGGCCATCATGTTGGAACGCTGGCTAGAACGGCATAAACAGCGGTGCCGGTCACGGCGAGCCGGTACGTGCCAGGCGCCAGGCTAAAGGATGCCAGGCCTGCGGCAGCGAGCGCCGCGCCTACGTTGATCCACGTCACGTTGTCGAGCGACATGACTTGCAACTGCACGCTGGTAATCGTGCCGGAAGCAGTCAGCACGTAATTGCCGCCGCGCAGGGTAAAGCCTGCGGTGTTGCCGGTCGCGATATTCGGGAATTGTTTGGCCTCTGTGGCGGTTGCCATGGGCTACCCCGCCACATCGAACCCGGCAGAGCCTACCTGTTGGGCATTCTCAAAGAAGCGTTCAAAGGCTTCCAGTGCCTTGTCCACTTCGACCTTGGTGGGCGTCACGCCATCGAGGATGCTAAACACGAACAGATCAACGCCAGCGGGCGCGGTGCCTGCCGGTTCTGTCGTGGCAGTATGAAAATCCGCGTATTGCGAACCTTCGGCGCCGCGATTTATCGAGACGTAATGCCGTGCCATTATGGGAATGTCCCGCTGCATCCCGATTGGGGATAGTGGATCGGCCAGTCACCCAGCGTTTTCGCCGCGACCGCTGCCCCAGCCGTGCTGGTCGCCGCCTGGATCGCGGTTTCATAGGCGGCTTCGGCGGTAGCAATGGCATTCGCGTAGGTCGTTTTGTTGGCAGCGGTGTAGTTGCCAAGCCAGGTGGTGAGCGCCGCCGCATAAGCGCTTTGGCGGGCACCTTCAGCCGCCGTGACCGCGTTGTAGAATGTGACTTCCGTTGGCGTTGCCATTGCCTAATCCGTGTAAGCGACGGTAAGCCCCATCAATCCGGTGCCGGTCGTGATCGCGGCGGCCAGCGTTCCGGTAATGTCAAACCAGCCGCCGGGGTCTTTGGTCAGGCCAGCGGCCTGCCAGAGTGGTTGCTGGCGCTTGTCGGCGGTGAAGTTGCCGGATTGGTTGGTCACGTCGGTCGGGCCGGATGCGGCGGTCAACGCGATAGCCGAACCAAAGAGCGTGGCACCCCCCGCGCCAACCACGGTTGGCGGCGTTGTCGAATTAACCGAGCCGTCCGTGGCGTAGGTCAGGCCAAGGTTCATGGTGCCTGCCGCTTGCGCCGCGCTTTCAAACCAAAGCTTTTTGATCTTGCAGTTAGAAGGAACGCGGCAAAACTGAAAGGTCGAAGCGATTGAGGCAGCGGCGGCGACCGATGTGCCCGGCACAACGCCATCAGTGATCTTGCTATCGCTGGCGCCGCCTTCACCCGCGACGTTCGCAACAATCGGCGTTGCATCAAGATTGATGACGCTATTCGACTTGACATTGATGACTGCCATGACGGCTCTCCTACGGGGTCACGTCCGCAGCGGCCGACAAGTCGGCGCACTGTGCCTGCAACAGACGGCCCGGCTCAAGCCTGGTCGCCCCTGACGACATCATTGTGTAAATCTGATAGGGCAGGCCCGACAGGTCGAAGCGACGTTGAATGTCGTTCTCCACGTCCTTCCAGATGCCCAGGTAGATGCCCGAGCGCACAAATGGGATATTCAAGCGGACTTGCGTGCCAACCGTGGCCACATTCAAGCGTTCTGAATAGATAATATCCCAGCCCATAAAGCGGGTTACCTTGCCTTCTTGCAGCACTGGCTTATCGGAAAATTCCGTGCTGACGACTTGCACCTGATTAAGCAAATCAGCTTCGCCTTGGCTGTTGGTGACCCAAGTCATGCTTTCCTCGTCAACGTCAACCTGGGCTTTGCGCATGACCCTTTTCGCCTCGATCATTTTAGCGACGGTCAAGCCAGAATTAGCGGCGCTCGCAAAATTGGCGGCGATGGTCAGGCCCACACTATTCGGATCGAAAACCTCATTGGTGAAAGCCGAGCTATCGGTGCCAAGCAAGGCAGTCGCGAATGCGGCCTGGATCAAGCGGTCATCCCACTCGCGCGCGACGGCAGCGGCGGCGACCTCGCTGTATTGCGAAGTCGGTTCGATAGTAGTTTTCAATTTGTCATAGGTGTCGATTAGCTGGTTGGCATCACGGTCAACCGGCAAGACCCACCTACGGGCGAAGTCAGCGTCTTGGCGGCCAATCGGTGCGAAGCGCCCAGCGGGCTGTTTCATTTGCACGGCGCCAATATATTGGATGGGAGAAGCTTGGCGCCCCACATGAAAACCTTCCATGCAGCGCCCGCGCAGCTTTGATTGCCTCTGCTGAAGCTTCAGGTCCAAAACGGTGCTGAATTGGGTCGTGAATAGTTTGGGGAGAAATTCGCTCATGGCGCGGTCCCGCTGATCAAGGTTTCCGAACGTCGATCTTGTCCGCGTGCGCGGGGATCATCAGACATTCGGCCTTATCTCTTGCGAGAGGCCGCAGTGGCCCAAACGGCTTGTCCTTTGCGGAGCCGCCCCACCAGCGTCGTTCCCTGGTACACAAACGACGCTAGTGGGTATCCTGGGCTAGTGGGCTTTCAGTACCACCAGGCGCGGAGACTATACCTAGTAGGTCAGCCTTACAAGTGCCCTATTTCTTGGCGGCGCGTTCCGGCAGCTTGCCTTTGGTTCTGGCATATTCGTCAGCCACGTCTTTCGGCATTGGCGTCTTGCCATGGGCACGCAACTTGGCACGTCCCGCAGCGGTCTTGCTCATGCCAGCAAAACCGCGTTGCGCACTAGATACGGCAGGCATTGTCAGGCTCCCGTTACTCCTAGACTTTTCAATGCCTCAAGCGCAGCCCCAAAAGGCTGGCCGTTGGCCTTCGCACTGGTGACCAGCGACTTGTAAAAGTTAATGTCGGCGGTCTTGACGTTGGCCACCAAGTTGGCCTGATTGCGGTCGCTGGCAAACGTCGTATAGGCGCTTGTGATCGCGCCTTGCTTGGTGCCGGTCGCCGCAACCACATTAGCCTTGTGACTATCGACTGACGTGGCCGCCAGCGGTTCGATGACCGCTTCCGTATCCGCTTCCTCTTGATCCGGTTCCGTTGGCGTATCGGCCTCGAAAACATCAGCTTCCGGTTCCGCGACTGGCTTTTTGGCCATGGGCTTTCTCCTGTAGTGGGTTGTGCGTTTGTGCTTCTGCTTGTGCCTGCGCTCGACCAAAGCGTGAGGCTTGGGCGCGTGAGGCTTGGGTTTGGTAATCGGTTTGCGGTTGCTCCTGTGCGGCGGCACCTTGCGCTTTACTGGGCGGCGGGCCATGGCCTACCTCCGTTTGAAGCGATCACACCAACCGCCAGGCGCAATGCCTCCCATTGGCGCAATCACTTTCTTGCACGCCCCCGGTGATATGAAAAAGATGCACAAGTCACATCGTTCCGTCTCGACCATGGCGTGGTCAGTGTAGTGCGTCTCAGCCTTGGTTAGCCGCTCATGTCCGCGCAGCTTGCGCAGCGCAACGTCGGCCAGGTTACTCACCTAAAACCCGTTTCAGATAAAGCTTGGCCGCCGTCAACCGATTGACTGCCGAGACGTTGCCCAAGTCGATGCCCTGCAAGCCGCCCTTGCGCGGGTGTGCGCAATAGGGCCGGTTGCTGACGACGCAACGATCCATGCGGCATTCATCGGCGCAATCGGTGCGGGTCATGCCAGCAAATTCGCTAGGCGCCTTTATTGTCTTGGGCTTGGGCGGTGCAATCCGCGCGCCGGGTGGTCTGCCGCGCCGTTTGACTGGCGGTTTCTTGACCTTGGTGTGGGGATACTGCGGTTGATCCCGGTCGGGATATTCCTTGACGACTTCGGGGACTGGGCTTTGTGGATCGTCCATGTCAAATGATCCTGTTTTCGCCAGCGACCATGGCATTCAGGGAATAGAATTCCTCTAGTTCCGCTGGGGTCGCCTTGCCTTGGATGATGCGGTTTGTCCAGTCGGAATTCTTGCGCAACTCATTAAGCCGCTGCTGGGCGCCCTCTTGCGTGCGCGGCATGGCGCCCTGGCCAGGCGCGGTGCCCGCTGGCACTAGATTGTCCTCTTTGAAGCCCTCGCCAATCTTGCGGAACATTTCGGACGTGCGGGCAATGCCGAGCACTTCGCCAAGCTTGGTGAATTCCTCTGCATTGATCCCGAACCGGCGCGCGCCGTTGTCGGCCATCATCAGATTGTATTGGGTGTTTGGTCCCCAATTCTTTTCTAGCTCCGCTTTTTCAAGCGACACCTTGCCCGCCCTGGCGGTTGCGTCCGCAATATCGGCATCCTCAAAATACTTCAGGATCGAAGTTGCCATGGTGGCGGCGCGATCCTTGGGCACGTTGGCCGCCATGAAGGCACCGCGCAGCACGTCGGCAAAGTCTGCCGCCAAGGCTTCGCCATCGAATTGCACACCGGAAAAGTCGTAATCCTTGGCTTCGCTTGGCACGCCCAGCTTGTTGTAAAAGGCCTTTATGTCCTCGGGCTTGCTGGTGGCGGTTGGAAACTTGGCAAGCTGGTCGGGCGGCACGCCAAAGTGGCGCTCTAGCTCGCGGTATTGCTTGGTTAACTCAGTCGCCAATTCTTTCGGGCTATCGAGCGTATAGCCCTTGTTCTGCCAAAAACCGATTGTGTCTGCTTCCACGCCTGCGTGCCAGGCTGGGGGAGCGGAGCCGGGTGCTGCGCCGGGCGGCGCGGCGCCTGGTGCTGCGCCAGGTGCGGGATCAGCCATATACGTCCTCCGTTGCTGCGGAAGGCTGCAAGCGTCGGCCAAACGTCGCGACTATTTCATCATCCGATAGGCTTGCCATTTGGATGATGCGACAAACGACCTGGCGGCGGCCTTCAAGTAGAGCCAGGGCCGCAAGATCAACCGGCCTTGTGGTGTCTGGCGGGATTAGATCGACCTTGAACCGCGAAAACTTCATCAGGTTATAGAGCACGTCGAGCCCAGCCGGGGATCGGAACGTCACCCGGTAGTTGCGGATTAGGTTCTCGTCCTCTGGCGTCATGGGCCGCCAACCATCGGGCCGGGCGCTGGCGCCGCCGGGGCTGGTGAGCCGCCGCCGCCACCAGGCGCGGGCTGCACTGACGCCATCTTCGCCTGCGCATTCATGATCGCGGCCTGGCCAGGCGCCGCTTGCATCTGCATCTTTTGCTGTTCCGCCTGCGCGCGCATCTGGCGCTTTTGCATGATCGACTTCGGATCGGCAACCCAAGTCGGGCGCACGCTATAAATGTCGGCCAGGTCAACCGCCGCCTGGTCGCCGTTGATCGGGTCCATCCATGACGGGTCTTGGGTTTCAACCGCCATCTTTTGCAGATTTTCGGCCCAGCGATTAAAGCCTGCGGCTTCGCTCATCTTGGCGGCGCGGGCCAGCGGGGTTTCGTTGGTGACCTCGTACTGGCCGCGCGCCATGCGCAGCGCGTTGGGCATTGGCGGCAATAGCCCCGCATGCACTGCCAAGTCCATTTCGCGTTCAACCATGCCGCCAACGTATTCGGCAAACTGGCGCGCGAGCGTCGGAGCCACCAGCATGCCTTTTTCATTCACCAACTCGACCACCTGGGTCGCTGTCATGTTGGGATTTTCGGATAGCACTTTGAACAATGAGACAAGAAAAACGTCGTCGATGATCGAGCGTTCTTCCTGCATCATTTCCATGTTTATTTTAATATCGCCCGTTGGCAGCGTGTGAACCAGCGGCTTGCCTTCCGCGTTGACGCCACCCTTGTTCTGCGCGCCAGGGCGAGTATTCAACTCGACCAGGCCATCGTCGGGCGTCAGCAAGACCGGATCGCTGGCGCGATGCCCTTGCTTGAGGAACGTCACTTTTTGCGCGTTCAAGGTTTTCAGTGAGGCCAGCACGATATGCGCCGGGCCGCGCCCGTAGCATTCATTCGGGGTCTGATCGTAGCGGCTGACCGCAAACGGGAACACCCGATAGCCGCCGGGCGGCTGCATCAGGCAGCGGCCTTCAAGCGAGACATAATAGGAAATCCAGGGGAAGCCGCGCACGTCCATGCGGCGCGGGTCGAAATTTTCGTTGGGCTTCACCACATGCAAGAAGTTATACGGCCATAAGCTATCTTGCTGCAATGGCGCCACCAAGTTGGCCGGTAGCATGTCCAGGCCCCATTGCTGCACCGCCTGATAAGCCGTGCGCCGGAACCAGCGATACATGCGGTCAACTTTGCCCTGGTGATTTTCCCCGTAATACGTCTCGCCAAATGGAATGGCCTTATAACGAAAACCTGGCATGCCGCCAAAGCCGCGAGCATCAAATAAGTCGATATACATCGTCGCATTGCCAAACGCTCCCAACGATTGCCAGTTGTTGTAGTTCTGCCCGCCGAAGTTGGCATGCGAGGCATAGCGCATCTGGAACAGCACCTTGCGCGCGTTCTCGAACCACAGCGTTGTCTCGCGATCACCCTTGACCGCATCGTTGGCCAGGCCGTGCCAATACATATCGCGCGGCGTGATCAAGCTGTCACAGATTGCGCAGAAGCGATGCAACGCCAGGCCGCCGGTTGCGTCGATTTGTTGTTGTTGTTTCTTCATGCCGGGCCAGTTGAAATTCCCGTAGAAGAAAGTGTTGCGACTTGTTGGTAGGATTATTTCGGCAATTTCCTCGCAATGCTGGGCGGTCGTGTTGCGCCAGACAATCATCTGAGAAAATTCGCGCATCAGATCGGCAATCAGCGCGCTTTCTTTCTGACCAATCGGACGCGAATTAGCATTGGCTTGCGGGGCGGCTTCTAGTGCTTGCGTCACCAATTCGGTTGCAGCGGCCATCAGTGAACCAGCCTTTTGGCATCGGGGTCATTGGGGTCCATGTTGGGGTCTATGCGTCGGTCAGAGACAATCCAGCGGCGCACCGCCGCGAACATTTCAATGCGTTCCAAGTCGGTCAGCTTGGCCTGGTCAGCCAGGCGCCGCATGTCGTCGCGTAGCTCCGTCTCGTTGAAATAGAGAATGCGGCGTTCCCGGTAGCCGCCTTCAAACAGGATGGTAGCGAAGATGGCGCCGGTCCAGCCAATGCGGCCCGCCGTGCAGAGACAGGGCAAGGCCGGTTCGATGAAGCCAGGGAACACCGCCTTGAGCAGCGGTATCGAGGCTTCCTCCAAGTCGTGGGTAATGACCGACAGCAACACCGCGCCGGTCTTGCCATCGGCCAGCTTGAGCAAGCGTCCGCGCCAGCTTGCGCGATATTCGTCAGCGACCGAGGGCACCTACGCCACCAAAGGCCAGCGTGGCGGGACCGCCGAGCACGTTCTGACCGTAGCCGAGCGCCCCGGAAACCGGGCGGCCTTGCATCATGGCCATCCGTTTCTTGCGCAATTCTTCGGTTTCATCCTTGGTCTGATCGACCAAGCCAGCGCCGCCCAAGCCGAAGTAGCTTGAGACTGGCGAGCCTGGCATTGGGCTGTAGTTGGTTTGAGCGGCCATCAAAGCCCCCTGGTGTGGGAGTAATGGCCCGGCACTATATCTTGTGTTCTTGACATAGAAAAGCGGCGGGGAGAGTATCCCCGCCGCGCATTACTCACAGCGATCAAGCGTTAGGACTTGCCAAGCCCGTCAGCCCCCTGCTGGCGGGCTTTCTTTTTGGCCATGTCGGCCCGGAAGTCATCGGGCGTTCGTCGGCCCTTGGGCAGCATCGGCACGCCAAGCGGCTTCTGTTCCGGCTTAAAGTCCGGCACTGGGTCATTGATTGGTATCGGCGGTTCCGGTCCAACCGTAGCCTTGGTCAAGTTGGCCTTGACCAGCCGCCTGCTGACGCTGGCAGTCGGCCCGGCGGTGTGGGTCTTGAGTGCCATCAGCTTGTCGATCCGTTTGCTTGATCGACTGACCGAGCTAATCAACTTTTTCTTTTTGCTGACCGCCCGCATCCGCTGTTCGTCCAACTTGTCGAGCCGCCGATTGAGCCTGGCCAACTCGTCAACAAGTCCATTGTGGCGCTTGCGCGCCCGTTCGATTTGTGCGCTTTCCATGGCGCACCTTCCTTTCGGTTTCAGTTTTCAAAAATCCCGGTCATTCGCGACCGTGCAACCATGATATGACAAGCGGTCATAGGTGTCAAATCGACTTGTTGTTGATGAAGATGAACGTCAATGACTTAGCGGAAAATCCGCACTGAAACTATTGAGGAAAAAATTATTTTTTCTTCCAATCCTTGTTGCGTTGTTGCTTGATCCTTTTTAGCGCGCGCTTCTCGCGCTTGCGCAGTTTCTTCATCTGCTTTTTCGGTTTCACATTCCCACCGCGAACACGTCGAAGTCAGTGCCTTCAGCAATCCGTCCCGTCGCGCTTGACCGCTCCCACTTGCCACCAAGCGGCACCGCGCGCGCGAACCGCTTCGCCATCAAACAAATCCGCGTTGCACTCATCAGGTCGTCTTTCAGCTTGACGATGGCGCCGTCCTTCATATGGTAAAAGCGTCTTTCCTCGATCCAGTCGGTTAGATGGGCGGCGACCTTGAGGCGTCCGGTCTTTTCTCTTTCGTCCCATTCCTTGATGCCCGCCCATGTCGAAACGCTCCCATCCTCCCAAGCCGCGTGCGAGGAAGCCATGCGCAATTCATGCTTCTTGTATTGGCTGGCCAGGGGTTCGCCTGTATTGCGATCCCGTTCGCTGCCATCCCGTGGCCAAGCGACCGGCACGGCGGCCCCGATCCGCTTCATCGCGGCCGCGTGCGAAATGATCAGCGCATCGGCCATGCGAACGGTTTCGAGCACGTGAATGCGGTCGTTGTCCTTGTCCCAAGCGACCAGCACCGCCGCGAACGGATGGCCAATGCCGAAGTCGATCCCCCATAACTTGTGCCAGTGCGCCGGTATGTATTCCAGCGGCGCCTCGACAATCATTTCCTCTGCCGTGGTGAAGATGCGGCCCGAGCCCAAGGCAGGCACGCCGCGCGCGCGTGCCTCGCGTTCATGCGGCAGATAGCCGTCCAGCATGCGCTGCTTGGCTTCGCTGGTCAGGTGCCCGACCGGCGGCAGCGGCACATCGTCAATCGTCATCGGCACATAAGCGCGGTCATGCGTCGGCTCGTCGGTGAACCGCAGCACCACCGCAGTCGGGCCATCAATCGGGGTGAAGGTGACAAAGATCAGGCCGTCCTTCTCGCCAATGCGCGCCAGCGCTTCCGCGTACACGTCCAATGGCGGTTCTTCATCGAGCCACACCCAATCGCAGCCCTCGCCCTGAAACTTGGCGCGGCCTTGCTCGAATGACTTGAAGCGAATGAGCGAGACGCCGCCGCTCGCGTGCTTGACCTGTATGGTGTCGTAGGCGTCGGTAACGCCGCGCGTCAGCGATGGCTTGTCCACGAACAACTCGCGCGGGATCATGCCGGAACCGAACATGCTGTCCACGCCCGCCGGGCCGCACAGCTTGACCTGGCACACGTCGCGGGTTTCCTGCGCGGTCTGCCCGGCGACCCAGCCGAGCGTCGGGGCGTCGAATGTCCTGCCCTTCCAGTCCTTGGGGTAAAGCCCGGTCGCATGCAAGGTTGCCTCATAGGCCCCGCATTCGGTCTTGCCGAGCCGGTTGCCCGCCATCAGCAAGCGCTCGCGCTTGACCCGGCCCATGGCCAGGAATTCGGCTTGCTTCAAGTAGGGATGAAAGAAGTCCAGGCGCCAAAAATGCTTGCGCTCGACCGCCGCTTCCAGCGTATCGAGGATCGCGCGTAGTTCCGCTGGCGACTTGTTGGGGTAGGCGTTCAATGCGCCAGCGTCGGTCATCTAACCTCGCGCAGCGGGTATTGCTCTCTGTGGTAATCCGCCAGGATTGACTTCATCACCGCTATCTCACGGTCAGCGGTCGCCCGCTTCATCTTGCCTTGCTCGACCCACTTCGCATAAAGCGTCTCGCGCATGATGACTTCGCGCGTCAGGCAAGCGATCTTGTCCTCGCGACTGATCACGCAATCTATCAACGTCAACTGATCGCCTGGGATCATAGGCTGACCCCGCCCGGCGTTTCCGGCCACGCCTTGGTCCAAGTGACCTTGACGGTGCCGTCGTCCGATACCCACCAGATCGTGCTGTCATCGCACAGCGCCACCAGCTTGTTGTTGTGGCTGATAATGCTGATGATCTTGTCGGCTGGCCCGGTCGCTGGCGGAATGCCCGGCCGCTGCTCCGGTTCGCTCATTGGTTAGTTCCCTTCGGGTCCGGTTGCTTCACGTCCACGGTCTGCGGGTTCGCTGGTGCCGCCGCTCCGGTCACCAGTTGTTGGTCCGGGGTCTGGTAGTCCCCGAACATGAACCGCATTTCCTCCGCCGTTTCCTTGGCCTTCGCCTTCAGCGCCAGGTCGCGGCGAATGTTCTCGTTCAACCTGTCCGCTATCGCCTGTTGCTCCGGGGTTAGCTCGTCCATCATCAGCCTCCACGACCTCTGCCTCTGCCTCGATGATTGCCCTTGCATGAAGAACCTCATCGCCCCTTCCCAATAGCTTCTGCGCATCAATGCCCAGCATCTTGGCGAGCGCCTTGATCCGCACGATCATCGCCTCGCCAGTCCTATCGGTCTTTTCCACGATCACCCGCTGTTCCGTCTGTTGCGGGAACCCGCCCCGGTCGGCCAGCGCCAGCGCCGCATTCAACTGCTTGGGATGCTTGTCGTTTAACGCGATCTTGAACAGCACCATCTGACTGATGGCGGCGCCCTTGCCCTTGAACCGCTTGGCCAATTCCTCGTTGATGGCGAGCAGCACCGAGGGCATCTGCAACAGCCGGTGTCCTCTGACCCGCAACCCCGCAATCGTGGAGTTGCCGTACCCCGCCATTTCCGCCAGCTTGGCCTGGCTGGCACACGGAAAGCTGCAATAAGCGTCCACAAACGCCCGCTGCTTCTCGTTCAAGGCCCGCATCGCTGGCCCTAAATCCTCGTCCTCAAATAGATCGTCAGCCATGGATAACGCTATAGCCCCACACAAGCTATGCGTCCATGCTGCATAGCTCGTTGGGCATTCCGGTGCGCAAACCGGCAGCGATCACAGCAAAACCGCCGCCCCCGCCCGGTCCTCACCTTGTCATCCGGCCAGGTCTTGAGACACGGCCCCCGACACCACGCACATGCCCTGGTCGCCCCAACCCAATCCCGCCATCTGTGCCCGCCCCGTTTCACGTGAAACATTAACTCCGTCCCCCCTCCGTTCTAACCGTCACGCCCAAGCCCAAATCAGGAACAAACACCCAAACTAAATCTGTCAACCCCCTGTGGATAACCTACACTGTAACTACCCCCATACTCCTGGGCCGGTACAGTGGTACAGACAATCACAGCAGCGCCGCGAGAGAGGAAGGGTAGGCGAAATTTTGGGATGCCGAGCCGATTTCTCCCACCCGCCGGGAGGTAGCCGGGTCTTTTCTTCAGCTTTCCCAAGGCGCTAGGGCTGTTTGTCGCCTATCGCCCTGGCCCTCCTGATCGCTGGGCGTTGCTTCCCTGATGCTTCCCCACACTGGGAGAGGCTGAAATACACCAGCGCCAACAACATCTTAGCCAAATTGCACTGCTATCAATGGGAAAGCGCAACAGCAACCAGGCAACCATCGTTTCGGGCTGGAAAGCTGAATTCCCTATAAAACCAAGGCTTTGTGCTGGGGCTTTGTGGGGCTGATCAGAGGGCTTTCTGTGCTGATCGCACAGCAAGCCTTGTGCCGCGCGCGCGTAGGATTGCACTGGCGAATAATCCTGTCAATTCCGCATGTTAGCGCATGCGGCGCGGAATACCGCTTTGGGCCTCTTGACCGATATGACCGCAAGTCATATATTCCGGGTTGGCCTGATGACCAGGCCTGTTGCAACCCGCGAGGTAATGTCATGACAAACGATGACGACAATGCCTTGAATGACCCGCTTTCTGAATTGTTTGGCGGCGCCAAGATCATTGGCCCAGCCAAGGCGCCGCCGCAATCCTACGTTCAAGCGAAAGAGACTTGGACTGATCAATGCGCCAAGTGCGGCGGTAGCGGTCAATTCCGTAGCTACACTGGCCGCCTGGTTGGCCAATGCTTTGCGTGCAAGGGCAAGGGCGGGAAGGAATTCAAGACCAGCCCGCAGACCAGGGCGGCCAATCGTGACCGCGCCGCCGTCAAGCGGGCCGACAAGGCCGCCGAGTTGGCCGAAACGCTGGCGGCCTGGATTGATGAACACAAGAGCGAATTCTTGTGGCTTCAGGATCAGGCGCGCTGGAATGCGACCAGGCCCGACGGTCAGCGTTTCGACTTGCCGCAATCATTCTTGGATGGCCTGGCCAGGTACGGAAGCCTTTCCGAAAAGCAACTTGCCACGGTCAGGAACCTGATGGCCCGCGATGCCATTCGCAAGGCCGAACGCACGGCCACGCGCGAGGCCAGCAAGGTTGACGTTGACG